TCGGCTGGCACCGTGATCAACAGCGCCAGGCCTGCCGCGGCAGCGTAGCGGCGCCCAGGGGGCATGCGGGAAAGGTCAGACATGCGGAGGCACTCCATCAACAACAGGGACAACAGGGGAAGCGTCGGGAGACGGCGGGCCAGCTGGCGACATCACGCCAGGCTGAGCCACGATCCGGGCCACGGCCGCAGCGAAGGACACGAACGCGGCCCCGGCGGCATAAAGCGGCGAAGCGTGCTCGGGCGCGTAGTACGCCAGGCCGACATCCAGCGCGCCCAGCACGGCGGCCAGCAGCGCAAGCCGGACGCTCCACAGGCGTGACCAGACCCGCCCGGCGCCCTCGATCAGGTGCAGCGTTTGCATGAGTTCTCCTTCGGTTACAGCAGGGGCATGAAGTCGGTTTGAACTTCGTCCGGCCATGGCGACAAGCCCGGGCCGGTCGGCGAGGGGATGCTCTGCACCCTTACCCAGCGCGCACCACCAGGAATGCGGCGCTTTGCCCAGACCTCCAGCGCACCAGGCACTGGCACCAGCGAAAGCGACCGGGGCAGCGCCTGCACCGACAGCAGCGCCCGCTGAAGCGCGGCATGCTCGGCTGGCGTCAGCGCCACAGCGGGGAACGGCGAGCACCTGCCGGATGGATGTTCAGTGACCACCGCCACCTCCCTTGATCCACAGCACCAGCGCACCCCAGCCGCCGGCCATGTAGATCACGGTTCCGAATGCCATGAACCATGCCGCACGCTTGCCCAACGAGATCAACCCGTCCATGAGCCAGCGGCCAGACGCAGCGTGCGCGCGCTCCTGGAACTGGGCCAGCACACGGTCCATGGCCAGGCGCGTCAAGTCCTCGTCCTCGAATGCCTCGCGAATGCCCTCGGCAATGCCCTGCGCCACGGCGCGGCGGACCTTCTCTTCCAGCGCGGTCACGGCCTCTTCAGGTAGTCCACCCCAGTCGGTGTGCTGGCTGTGCTCCATTTCAGATCTCCACCGCAACAACGGGCAGCGACGGCGCCGCCCCGGTGATCTGCGGACCGACTACGAAGACGCGGCCCGAGGAGATGCCCAGCGGGTTGCGCGGCCGGATCTGCCCGCCACCCTGCACCAGCGTCACGGTGGCGGTGCCGTCGGCATGCATGGCCGAGACATCGCCGATCAAGGTGGGATCAGAGGGCAGCAGGTCAAGCAGCCGTGCGAGGGGGTTTGAAGAGGAAGTTCCCATGGTGTTGTTGTTCAGCTTGTTCAGTTGTGGTGGTGGTGACGTTCAAGCGTCACCGACTGCCTGACCACGGAGTACCCCGCAGTCACGGTGACCGATCTGACCAATCCGCGCCACGTTTCGCCCGGTTCGACCACCTCGACAAGGTGGTTGACATCCAGCACCCCCGGCAACTGGCCACCGGTCAGGATGGGCAGTTCCTGCGTGATGAGGGATTGACGGCCACCAGCGCCCAGCACAGCGCGCCCGCGCTGCACCACCGCAGCCTGTGCCGTCATCAGCGGATCCGTGACCATCTGCGCCGGCAGCGTGCCGCCGAACCCGGTGCGCGTGACGACCCCGAGCACGCCCTGCGACTCGCCCGAGACGATCACCCGGTCATAGGCGGGCGCATCCCGGCTCTCGATGCTGTCGCGCACGACGCTGGCCAGCGGCATTTGAACGTCCGGCGCCACGGCCGAGCCGCCCCACTCCCACGGCATCAGCGGATACCGCGGCAGCAGGCGCAACATCGGGTTCAGGCGGTCGCTGGCGACGATGGCCCCAATCGACTCGGCCACGCGCTGCACGGCAGACAGCGGCGTGCCAGAGTGCGACCAAGCACCGGCCGGAATCAGCCAGTCGTCGATGAGCGAGGTGTCGGCGGTGATGCCTGTCAGGTCCAGCGCTTGGGCGATGAGCTGCGCGGCGGTAACGGCCGCGGCGTTGCTCCAGCTCTGCGCCGGCATGTACGGCGCGCCGAGCAGCGCGGGCAGGCTGCGCCCGCTGATCTGCGTGCGGGTCTGGCCGAACTGGCGCGTGCGGCCGAGGCGCTCGACCACGAACGCCCACGGCAGGCCATCGACCATCAGGCGAATCTGCGCCGGCCCGTTTTCGTCGGCGGCCAGCAGCGTCATCAGGCTGGCGTCGCCGACACCCGACAAGGTCCAGCAGAAGGAATCCGCGTCGGTGCTGAGCGTGCAGGACTGCAGCGTGATCGGCGTCAGGTCCGGCAGGCGGACGGCAGACAGGGTGTGCAAGGCCACGTAGATCTTTCGGTAAGGGACGACGAACTGAGCCGGAAGCGAGAAGTCCCGGCACCGGAACTTCAGCACCGCCGACGGGCCAAACCAGCGGTCTGCCAGCACCAGTTCCACCGCGTCACCCCGCGGCGGGGTGTAGCAGCGGACGACGGGCGGGTTCGGGTCGATCGGCGGGACATACGGCCCGGGCTGCGGCCGGCGCGCCCGCTCCCACGGCACGGCGCCCCCGGCCCGCACAGCCTGGCCAACCTGCCATGGCGCGCGCCACTGCCGGCGCTGAGGCGTGGCGGGCGACCAGGCCGCAGCCAGCGCACCGCGGCGCGGCGTCATCTGCTGCCACGGGGACAGCACCTGCAGCCGCTCGGGGCTTGCGCGCTCCCACTGCGGTGAAGCGCTGACACGGCGCCGCGTCATCTCCTGCCAGCGCGTGCCGGCCTCGACGCGCTGGCCGGTCCCGGCATCCCAGGCCATGCCCGCCAGCACCGCCAGCAAATCCAGCTTGGACCACCCGGCCAGCACATGCGCCCGCAGCGGCACACCAGGCGCCCACCGCTCGGCCGACTGCGCCACGATCCGACCACCCTGGCGCATCGGCACCACCACAGCCGCCCGCAGCGGCGTGGCCCGCCCCCAACCGGTGGAAGCCCCAGCCCGCAGACCGCGCTGAACCGCATTGTCGTAAGCGCCTGTCGCCGTCACCGACAACAGACCCGGCAGCGACACCCAGCCCGCGCCGACAGCATCACCACCGACTGCAACCTCTTCCGGCCCGAATACCAGGTCGACGGGGTGCGCGGTGTCGAGCGGCCGACGGAAAACGAGATCAACCGCACCACCTGGCGGCGGCGTGTAGACAGGCATCCGCTCGCCCTCAGCCCTGCAGCACGAAGCCGGTCAGCGTGACGAAGGCGCCCGTGTAGCCGTCGAGCGTGTCGAGCTGCACCGCACCACCGCCACCGGTCAAGGTCACATCCACATCGATCAGCGGGTTCCCCGCGCCGTCGGCGATGCGCGCCCAGGCAATCGGCTGGCCGGCGCCGCGCTGCGCAACGATCGGCGCGGCCAGCGTCAGCGCGTTGTCCGCGACGGTGCCGCACGGCCGCGCGAGGAACAGCACCGCCTGCGCGCCGCCGATGCCGACCGTGTCGCCCGGAACCCCTGGCATCGGCGCTGCGTGCAGCGTGATCCGCCCAGGGTTGACGGCATCGGCGTCGATGCGGCTGCGCAGCGTCTCGACGAGCTGCGTGCGCAAGGTGGTGGTCATGTTGATGATCACGGCATGGGCACCGAGTCGATGCGGTCGCGGATGACGGCGTTGTGTTCGAGCGTGTGGTCATGGGCAGTCACGAAGTAGGTGCCAGCCGCAATCTGGTCGAACGAGTAGGCACCGTCCGCGCCGCTCCACTGCTCGCGCACCAGGCGCCCAGTCTTGGCTTGGTACAGGCGCACGCGGCGCGACACGGGCACATCTGGCGTAGCATCGACCAGCACCGACCCCGCCACGCGGTGAGCGCCGCCGTCCACCACGTCGAACCGAGCCGGCGGGAGCAGCACCCGCCCAGGCCCACCCGTCGGCCAGGCTGTCCCCAGCCGGACCAGCAGCGGAAGAGCAACACTCATCAGGCGCCCCAGTCCGAGGTGACGTTGAACATCACTGCACCGCGGTAGCTCGTGGATGCGATCGTGACAATCACATACTCGTCTGTAGTCCCCAGGAGATTTCCAACTCGCTGCAGGTGCATCGTGCTTGGAATCTGTGCCAGCGGGAATGCAATGCCGCGCGCCACACCACGGTATGGGTTACCGAATGTGCTGTTACTTTCGCGCAGCAGCACAGCACGCTCGATCGGCATGCCGTTGTCAACTGGACTCGGGTACACGCCGCCAGAAGCTGCAAAAACATCACCAGAATATCCACCATTGGAAGACCTGCCCTGAAAAGTGCAGGCCACAGAACCGCCGATTTGATTTGACAAACGCGCCAAGTACAACCCATCAGCAATACCAGGGGTATCAGTTGATCGGCTGATATAGTGGGTGTCAATTGATGCCCCACCCATAATGACGCAGTGATAAGCGTCCCCAGCTCTCCAGCTCGACACATCACCAAACGCAAATGCATGCAGGCCACCATATGCCGCCTGCGTGTAGCTGGCGCCATCGGTGAACAGGTACAACGTCCGACCATCACCGAATGCGCACCACGCCTTCGCCGTCGTGCTGTTGGCGCCCTTGCTGATGTAGACCCCGCCCGACGACATCTGTGCAGTGGTCGGCGCCGCAGCGGTGTAGGAATCTACCCCTGCAGCAGTTTCAACCATGACAGCGCGCGCCGAGGTCGCCGACGCCACCCCTGCCGCCGTGTCATCCACCCGCAGCAGCATCGTCGTCGCGCTGGGGTCCGGCCGCGAGTAGACCGCAGTGTTCGTCCCCGCAAACGCCTTGACCCACCCCAGCGGCGCCCGCTTCGAAGTGATCGTGCCCGTGGCGCTCCCATCGGCCACGCCCACCGCAGCGAACGTCACCGTGTTGGCATCCACCACCGAGGCGATCACCTGGTTCCCATTCAGCCCCGTCGGCGTGGCGCCGCTGATCAAGATCGTCTTCCCGGCCTCGTATCCGTGCCCGCTGATCACAGCAGTGGCCATGCCCGAGGCCACGCCGATCGACGTGACCGCCTTGACGTTGAACCCCGTGATCAGGATTGCGTCCAGCAGCGCGATCAGCGAGCCGGCGGCGTTGTTCAGCGTCGGCGCGCCAACTTCGGTGTGGGTGTACCAGATGGGTTTCATGTGCAGATCTCGCGGTGTTCAGTGGTGCAGTGGTTCAGTGGCCCAGACGCGGGTCAGGGCGTGTCGACGTCGCCGCGCACGGCGAGCGTGAAGCTGTCGCTGGCGGCGCTTGCGGTGCTCTGCTTGATGACGCGGGCACACCAGACCGGGGCCAGCGCGCCGACGGTGTTGGGGCGCAGCACGTTCCCAAGCGCCCAGCCGCCGCCCCAGCCCGTGGCCGGAATCGAGAAGTACGGCACCCCGCTGGCTGGGTTGATCGGCGCGAAGGTGCTGTTGATCGTGCCGACACCGATCAGGCCCAGGTGCTCCCCGTAGCAGGAGAACGAAGTGCTGCTCGTGAACCGCAACGCCCACCGCTCAGTGACGGCGCCTAGGTTGGTGACGGTGATGGGGTTGTTGATGCTGTCGTAGGTTCCGCCCGCGCTGTTGCCGATCAGGTCATCGGACCACACGTTCGTCCATGTCTCCTGGTCGAACACCCCCGACACCCGCGCCCCCATGTTGCCGATCAGCAGCGCACTCGACACCCACGACCCCGCGGGGAAGCTGTGCGACAGCGGCCCGGTCAGGCGAAGTTGCCCGGTGATCTGCACATCGGCGCACATGCGCATGTCCTCGACCCGGTGCTGCAGCCGCACCGGCTGCACCCACCCCGTGATGTCGTTCACCGTGACCGTGCCCGCGTCGAGGTTGGCGGTGTACCCGGTCTGGATCGGCAGGCCGTTCGCCCCGACGATGCGCACATGCGCCAGGCGCTGCCGCCCGCAGTTGAGCACCTGGGCCGGCGCCACCGTGACCGGGCCCAGCTCGCCGGTGTGGTGGATCACCACCACCTCACCCTTCCGGTAGATCGGCACCCGGCCATCTGACGGCAAGCGCACCGGGTCGAGGCCGAGGATGTCGGCATCGAGGGGCACGTAGGTGTACGCGGTGGCGTTGTAGCGCAGCGTGTCGGCCTGCACCGGTTTGACCTTGATCCACTGCACCCCAGCCACGCCCAGATACGCCACGTCCACCACGCCGGTGGGCGGGTTGAGCGGGTTGGATGGGGTGGCGACGATCTCGCCGAAGCGCAGCGACACGGTGCCGCTGCGGAAATCGATCTTGCCGAACACGCCCCCGCTGTTGATCACCCCGTTCAAGTCTGACGACGCCGAGAAGGTGGAGCCGTCGTCGAACTTGCCGGCGGCCGAGAACGCGCCCGGCTTGATCGGGCTGGCCGCGGTGCGGAACACGGCCGCGTCCAGCAGCATGTCCAGGTTGCCGGCGAAGGTGGCGGGCGCGGCGCCGATGCGGGCGTTCGTGATCATGGGCGATGCGCCGACCGGCCACGCCGACAGCGAGCAAAAGTAGCCCGACACCGCACCGGTCACCTCGCCTTCGCCCGTGCTGGGCGACGGGTTGCGCACCAGGTCGTACCCGTCGCTCACGTAGACATCGGTGCCGACCTGGAATCGCACGGCGGACAGCGCCTTGCCGTAGCCCGGGCCCGAGTCCGGCCACGCGCTGAGTGCCACCCGCAGCGGCGCGAGCTGGAACGTGCCAGCCTGCGCAGCAGCATCGCTGCCACCGTACTGCGCCCGCAGCGCAGCACCCGCCCAGCCAGATCCCCACCAGCCCCAGCCCGGAACCTCCATCGTCGGTGTGACCGATGCGCCCGTTGCCAGCACCGACAGCGACAGCGTGCGCACGGCGTCACCAGTGTGGGTGATGTAAGCCGGGTCGCTGATGTTGCCTCCGAAGGGGATCTTGCGTTCCCAGACGCCCTGGGTTTCGGTGTACCCGCTGGTGATCTTGGCCAGCGACACCGCCCCGCTGCCGTAGTTCACGGAGCCAATCACGAGGTTCCCACTGGCCCCGGTCACGTAGAGGTTCCCCACGCCGTCGTCATGCGCCTGCATCAGCTCGACCGTGGTGACATCGTCGCCCGGGTGGCGGCGCACAGGCCGGCTGGTGATGACCGCCAGGCGCAGCGAGCGGGCCTTGATCGGCGCGCCGGTCAGTGTGGTGGTCCAGGCGCTGCCGCTGTCGGTGAGCGTGGCGACCTGCACAGCCTGCGGTGTGACGCTGGTGAGCGACCAGGCGACGGACACGCCCGGCGCTGGCAGGATGTTCGGCGACATCTGCACCCGCCCGGACCCGTACCAGACCCGCCCGATCGCGTCACCGGTCAACTGCCCCGCCCCGTCGTCGGTGACGGTGCGCGTGGTGGTGCCATCCAGCCAGGTCAGCGACAGGCCGCCGGGCTTGCAGGGCTGCAGCGTCACATCGGCGTACACGCGGCCGGACAGGTCCATGCCCGAGGCCGTGACCGTGGTGGCCGAGGTGGCCGGCGCCCAGGCGTAGATGATTTGGCTGCCAACGTCAGGCAGCGCGCCCAGCGTCACGGCCACGGTGCCGGTGTCGTAGTTCAGCGAGCCGGCGCCGATGTTGCTCTGCCCACCCGTCAGCGCGCCCGCGCCGCTGTCAGTCATCACGTACCAGCGACCGCCGGACAGGTAGCTGAATTGCAGCGAGCCATGCGACGGCACGGGGTCGAGCGTCAGGACGTAGCTCAGCCGCTGCGACTGGGCCAGCACCGGCACGCCGATGGACCGGCTCACGACAACCGGCGCAGCGGCGGGGGTGTAGGTCACGGCGTGCGTGCCCGCCGAGGTACCGAAGACATTGGCCGACAGGATCAGCAGGCCGTTGCCGTAGTCGATCGAGCCGACCTCGGCCGCGCCGATCTTCAGGAGGCCGCCCCCGCTGTCGGTGACGGTGATGCCGCTGCGGCGCACGCTGAGCGAGCCGGGCAGGATGCCGCCGCCGACGTAGAGCGACGAGGTGGCGGTGAAGTTGAGCGTCAGGTTCTGGGTGATCTCTGCGCCGATGGCCACGACGGCGCCGGTCTGCTGGTTGAGCCGCGCATCGGCGATCGGCGTTTCGATCTGTGGGCTGGGGACGATCTGCTGGTAGATGTCCGGCACCTCGACGGTGTAGACCGGGGACAACGCATCGAACACGACCGGGGTAGCGAGTGCAGCGGTGCCGTAGTAGCGCGCCGCGTCGGCCACAACGGTGTCGTACAGCCGGGTCTTGGTGGTGAAGTCCACCGTGCTGTCCCGGTAGCTGTCGGCGGCGCTGCAGCCGGGCATGTCCTCGCGCAGTTCGTCGCTGATCTCGACGTTCACCTGCAGCCGCTTGAACTCCTTCTCCTCCTGGCCCGGCACTGCGAACGTGCGCTCGATCGAGCTGACGGCGGTGATGCGCACGTACTGCGACGCCGATGCGGCCGACCCCTCCCGTGACACCAGCAGCAGCGTGGTGCCAACCGAGGGCACCGGCACGTTGACGCGCTGCAGGATCGCGAAGGCGCGCATGCCGGCGACGGTGGAGCCGAACAGCAGGCCCGCGTACTCGGTGCCGCGGGTCAGGTACGACTCGATGCGCGACTGCGCGGCGGTGCGCGTGTCGAAGGCGTCGTCGGTGGCGAACAGCAGTGCGGACACGTTCGGGTCGTCTGGCGGGTCGGACACCATCGCGTTCACGCCGTACAGGCCGTCCACGGTCGATGTGCGCACGCCGATGAACACCTTCCGCAGGCTGACGTTCCCGTACACGCGGTCCAGCTCGGACACGTCGGCAAACAGGTTGTTCGACTGCCCGTCGATCACCTCGACGCCCGTGGCCGCGCCACCGCCTTCCGGCACGTCGGCGAGCACCTGGGATTTCAGGAGCTTGATGTCTGCGGTGTTGATGGTCATGGGTCTGAGAATCCGGCGGAAATGGAAAAAGTGTCACCCTGCGGGCGCGGGATTGCAGCGCGCTGGCGGTCCAGCGCGGGGAGTTGGTGGCCTGAGTTGGCCAAGGTGTAGTCAGGCTTCGATGAAGCGCAGCACAAGCCATCCGCGGTCAGTCGGGAGCGGGTCGCTGTAGCTGTCGACCGGGTTCCATTCCAGCGCGGTGCGCTCGTGGTCGAACAGCACCTGACGCGGCGCACCGCGCAGCATCAGCGTCATCAGCGCCCCACCGATCGCCGCCCAGGCCTGCAACTGCGCGGCCACCTCGCGGGTGGTCCACGCCACACCGCGGTCACCGCGCAGCGTGACCTGACGCCCCGCAGCGCGCACGCCGATGTCCACGATCAGCGCCCCAGTGATGCTGTGCTCAGTCTTCTGCGTGACCGGCGACCAGGCGAATTCATCGGGCCAGTCGAGGTCATCGGGAAGGGTGATGGTGTTGCCGTTGTAGGTGAGGGAATTCATGCGTCACCGGCCCATCGCGCGGGCCGCCTGTTCAAGCACGCTCAGCAGCGCATCGGCGCTCTGCTGGTCGGCGGTGTTGACTTCGGCAGTTTTGCCGTTTCCGAGATCGAAGCGCACCAGCACGGTCTTTGACGGCACAGCCTCCTGCACCTTGTCCGCCTGTTTCAGCGGCGCAGCAGCCTGTGCAGCAGCTTGCGCCTGCTCGGCCGTCTGCCGCAATGAGGCTCCGAACCCTGCCACCTGCCCCGGTGCAGTCCCCTGTCCTGCCAGCGAGGCCAGCGCACGCTCTGCGACAGCCTGCTGATCCGCCACCGAGCGCTGAGCCTGGAAGCTGACCGCCCCAGCGCTGAGTTTCATCACGCTGGCGTTCAGCTCAGCGTTCTGCTTCGCGGCTGCGGCCAGCGCCTCGACGATCGGCCGGTCTGCCTCGGTCAGCGTGCCGTTCTGCAGCTTCTGCTGGACAGCCAGGTAGCCGCCAGCATCCACCGAGTTCTGGCCCGCCAGCCGCTGCTCCCGCGTGTCGCCGGTGACAGTCTTTCCGTCGATCTGGCCACGGTCGCCGATCTGCCCGATCACGTTGAACGCAGTGCGGGCCTCGGCAGTGATGCGCTGCATCTCGGCCGCTCCCGTGGCGCCCAGCGACTGCATGCCGCCCCGTGCCGCCTGCGTGGCTTGCTGGATGCGCAACATGCCCTCTTGCACCTGCAGCTGTGACGGCACGATGCCATCGTTTGCCGCCGTCGCCGCAGTCTTGTAGGCCTCGAAGGCGCGCGTCTTGTCGGCCACAGAAACCTGTGTGCTTGTGCTGATCTGCTCCCAGCTCGCGGCCATCTTGTCGGCGGTGGCCTGCAGCTCTTCGCGGCTCTTCAGGCCAAACGTGCCCAGCGCCTCGTTCAAGCTGTTCACGCCGGGCCGGATCTCGTCGAGCTTGGCGCGGGCCTTGTCCAGACCAGCTGAAAGCTGCTCGCCGCTGATGTCGCCCTGCTGCCCGAGCGTCTGCATGCGGTCGATGACGGCCTGCACCGCCTGCTCGGTGCCAGCGGCCTCCAGCGCCTTGTCCAGCGCGCCAGACATCGCCCGCCCGGTCTCGGTGTTGCGCACGCCCAGGCGGTCCACAGCCGCTGTGAGCGCGTCCACATCGTTGATGGCAGCGATGCTGGCGGCATTGAAGCCGGTGCGGATCTGGTCAGCACTGGTGCCAGCGCGGCGCAGCGCCTCGGAGTCGATCGCGCCCAGCGCAGCAGCCAGTCGGCGGGCACCCTGCTCGCTGCCGTCGAAGGCGGCACGGGCTTGCACCTCGAAGCGCGCCAGGTCTTCAGTCTTGAGCGCATCGGCCAGAGCGGTGCGCACCTGCTCACCGCTGATCTTGCCGCGCTGCGCCAGCGCATCCAGTGCGGTTCCCATGTTGCGGATGCCAGTCAGGTCGCTGAGCTGCGCCTCCTTGCTGAGCTTGGCCAGCGCATCGGCTACAGTGCCGCCAGCCTTGCGCTCTTCCTCGAAGGTTCCGATCAGCGCCCGGGACTGTGTGTTCAGGCCGAGCGTGGCGTCTGCTGCCTTCTGGCGCGTCTGGGCAATGGCCGCATCCTGCGCAGCAATCTCGCGCTGCGACTGCTCCAGCGCCTTGGCCTTGGACTCGGCGTCCTCGATCGCCTTGCCGTAGCCCTGCCACTTGGCGATCGACTCGCCCACCCACATGCCGATCTCCTGCAGGTTGGTGACGATGCCCAAGAAGCTGATCATCTTCAGCGTGGACATGATCCCGGCCAGTCGGCCCACACCACCCGCCGCCGCATCAGCCGCAGCGCCGACACCACCAGCCGCGCCAGCGTTTGCCCGGTGTGCTGCGGTGTTTGCAGCAGTGGCCGCCGTGTTGGCGCCCTGCGCAGCCGTGTTGGCGACGGTGGCCGCTGTCTCCTGCGTCTTGGCAGCAGCAGCAGCGGCAGCAGCCTGGGCATTTTCGAAGAACGTAGCAGCCAGCCGCACCGCAGCGTAAGCGGCAGCCGCCTTGCCCGCAGAGAACAGCACTGCACCGAGCGTGTCCAGGTTGCTGGCCAGCGTGTTGATGATGCCGGCGGCAGCGGTGCTGATGCCGTTGGCCTTGTCAACCTCTCCGACGTAGCGGGTCCACTCGTTGGACAGGTTCGTGATGGCGCGGCCGACGGTCGGCGGCAACTGGTTGAACTCACCCGCCACCACGGCCGCCTGACCCTGCAGCGCCTTGATGACGACTTGCGACGACAGCGCGCCCGCGTTCGCCTGCTCGCGCAACTGGCCCGTGGTCAGGCCCAGCCCGTCGGCCAGCGCGACCGCCAGCCGCGGCGCCTGCTCCATCACGCTGTTGAACTCTTCGCCGCGCAGCACGCCGGACTGCAGGCCCTGGATGAGCTGCTGCAGCGCGGCGTCGGAGGACGCGGCCGAGGCGCCCGACACCTGCACCGCCTGGTTGATCGTCTCGGTCAGCGCCAGGGCGTCGCGCTGCGAGATGTTGAGTTCCTTGCCCGCCCGGGTGATCTGTGTGAACAGCGTGCCGGTGGACTCGACCGCCGATGATGTGCGCGTGGCGATGTCGAACACGCCCTGGAAGGCGGTGTCGAACGCAGCGCCCTCCCCGCTGGCCATCTTGATGCGGGCCGCGAGGTTGTTGTAGGCATCTGCCGTGCGCAGCACATCGCCCACGGTCCCTGCCAGCAGCCCGCCACCGACCACCGCTGCAGCCGCAGCAGCCACGTTGCGCAGACCACCGCCGATGCGCTCGACGCTCTCGCGCACGCCGTCGTTTGCGCGCACGGCCTGCCCAGCCGCGGCCGACGACTGTGAGCCGAACTGCTGCGCAGCGGCGCCGGCTTGCCGCTGTGCACCAGCCAGCTCGCGGGCCTGCGCGGTGAGCTGTTCGGTGTTGGCGCCGGCCTGGCGCAGCGCGGCAGCCTGCTGGCCAGTCTCGGTCTGCAGTTGCTCGAACGCAGCCCGGGCGCTGTCGGCCGCCTGCTGCATCGTGCGCAGGTTGCTGGCCTGTGCGGCGGTGGGTGGGCCGGACTTGTTGAGACTGCCGGCATAGAGGTCAGCCGCCCGGGTGAGCGCCTCCATCCGTGCGCGGGCCGCGTCGGTGTCGCGCACCAGGGTGCCGAAGCTGTTGGCGTCCGATGCGGTGCGGGCGATGCCTTCCAGCTCCTGCCGCAACTGCTCGGTGGACTGGCGCAGCGCCCGCTGTTTCGCGGCCACACCATCGAGCGGGATGCCCTGCTGCTGCAGCGCGGCCCGCGAGGTATCGAGGCCCGCCGTCTGCGTGAGTAGTTCCTGCTTGGCTTCGCGCACGGCGTCGCGGAGCTTTTCCATCTGCCCGGCGGCTTTCGCCTGCTCCTGCCGAGACTTTGCCAGGGCGGCCTCATGCTGCGCGACAGCCGCAGCGGCTGCAGCAGTAGCGGCAGCAGCCTGCTTGGCTTCATCCCCTGCCGCCTTGAGTGCAGACCTCTGCTCACCGAAGGATGACCCCGAGGCAGCGACCGCCTCGGCCATTTGCGCCTGAGCAGTCCTGGCCGCCTGAAGCTCGCTCTTGTGCGCCGCCACTGCCTCGCGAGCGGATCTCGTGGCCGCGGCAAGCTGCTGAGACTTTTCCGCGTAGGCGGCTGCGCTTTCACCCGATTCCCGCGCAGCCTTGCCCGCTGCGCGCATCTCGCTGGCCAGCGTACGCTCATCCTTGATCGCCTGGGCCAGCGCATCGCGTGATGCGGCCAGATCTTTCTGGCGCTGGTCTGATGCGACCCGAGCATCTTGCAGTTCCCTGGTCAGCCGAGCCTGCTCCAATCTGGCTGCCTCAACAGAGCGGGTAGCCTGGTCATGAGCGGTAGCCGTCCGGCGCTGGGCGAGCGCGGCAGCATCAGACTCGTCACGGAGCTTGGCCAGCGCGGCGGCTTCACGCTCGACAGCGCGTGCAGCCTCAGCCGCAGCAATGGCGTTTCTTTGTGCAGCAGCCTGAGCTGCCTCAAGCGCCTTGGCTGCTTCTACGGATGCAGTTTTTGCACGAACGAACCCGTCCACAAGTTCTGTTTGCTGCCCGATCTCACGCAGCGCCTGCGCAGCCTCACGGGCCTTGAGCGCGAGCGCCGGGTCTACAGCGCCATCCAGCTTTTCCAGCTCGGTGGCAAGCTTCTCGACCTCGGCCGCGCCGGTGGCGGTCGCGGCGATTTCGTACTGGATCTTGGGTCCGGTGGCCATGGTGGTCGGTCGTCAGTCGTCAGGGTGTGGTGGCGCAGGGGTGCGCCGGGGTGGCGCCGCGGAGGTAGCGGCTGGGCAGCAGCGTGCAGAGGTCCAGCCAGGCCACGACGGACGCGCCGAATCCGCACGGCTCGGCCGCGTCGATCGGCACCACCCGGAGCTGTCGCCCCGAGATCGCCACCTGCACACCTTCCCGGCCATCCGGCAGGCGCCAGCGGTTGCCGTTGCCGTTGCCGGCTTCGCCGCTGGTAGCCACCGGGGCCGGGGAGCCGGTCATCAGTACTGCTCGTAGATGAACGGCGAGGCCTTGCCGGCCGGCGTGGTTAGCTCGATTTCGTACTCGGCTTCGGCCCACTTGTCGGACAGCAGGTCGATACCACCCTTCGGCTTGAGCGTGCCAGCCCAGAGCGTGACCTTGGAGCGGCTGTTGTCCACCGTGTTGAGGCCGAGGAAATGCACGCGGACCTTGATGGATGGCTTCGTGCCACCGAGCACGCGGGCACCGTCGATGGCCTTGGTGGTGCAGGTGAGCTTGCAGGTTGCGAGATCCGCATCAGCAATGGTTCCGGACGACAGCGCACGGATCAGGCCCGACCAGCGGTCGACTTCGTAGTCGGTGCCCTCGACGTAGGTCTTCGTAGCAGCAGAGTCGGTGAGCGTGACTGCGGTGTCCAGGTTGCGCAGGTCGGTGGTCACATTGCTCACCGTCTTGGTGATCTGTCGCCAGCCGGTCTTGCTCAGGGCCGTGGTGACAGCAGCCAGGGCGAGGCCAGACGCCTGCGTGAGCGCTTCTTGTGTGCCGAGCCAGAGGCGGCGCAGATTTTCGACGTTGATCGTCTGCAGCTTGATCGAGCACTTCGGCGGCTGGTTCTGGGTCGCCGTGGCGAGCACCTGGCCAGCCGTCAGGCGCTTCCGGCTGATCTGCTTTTCGATGTTGCTGTCGCTCGACAGCTCGAACACGGTACCGTTGCCGGCCTCGACCATGTCCGGGGAGATGGTCCCGTCGTCAGCGACCTCTTGAAAGTAGAGATCGCCGACGCCGATGTAGCCGAGGGCTTGGGAAAGGGTGGTGGCCATGGGTAATCCTCCCGTGAGGGATGCAGGGTATGAATGGAAGTGGAAGAGGGGGGGGTACTCGGTCAGCCGCGCACCGAACGCGCTGCCTCTTGGTACTGGAATTCGAACGTGGTCATGATCGCGGCCGACTCTGCGGAAATGCCGTCGATGCGGCTGGAGCGCAGCCCCTCGCGCATCGAGGCCACGGCCGAGATGAGCGGAAGGCGGCCCTTGGTGTTGGCATCCGCCCAGACCTGCCAGGCCCGCAGCACGACCGCTTTCACGGCGACCATGTCGGCATCGACCTGGGCACGCAGCACGCCCGACAGCTCTTCGGCGCTGGCGGCCTGCTCCATCTGCGCCCGACTCGGCACGGCCGCCACGCCGACGCGCAGCGAGAACACGCGGCGGTCCTGCTGCGCCGACTTCTCGCCGGTGGGCGAGTCGTCACCGTCTTCGAGCCAGGCCACGCGCTTCCCGTCCACAGCCACATCGGCCGGCGTGGCGGGGTTGTCGCGCCAGATCATGTGATCCAGGCTGGCAGACGCCTTGAGCTCCGACAGCATGGTGCGGCTGATCTGGTAGGGGATGGACTGTGGCATGGTGCGATGTGGTGTGGTGCGGGGTGCAGAGGTTCAGGGGGTGACGACCGCCGCAGCGGCAGGCACCAGCACCGCCCGCGACTCGGCGCCATCATTCCGGCGCTCGACGTCTTCGACGCGGTAGTGGCCGACGTACCGGCCCGACAGGACTTCGAGGCGATCTTCCCGCCGCAGCCCCACCGAGTTGGGACACAGCAGCTCGCGCCGCTGTCCGCGCAGGTGGTCGTCGTACAGTTCGTCCGACTTCTCGCCGACGATGGCCGAGAAGTCGATCGGCTGGACACTAGGCCGGCGCACGCGGCAGAGACTGCCGAAGTCGTCCGCGTCGAAGAACACGGCGAAGTCGGCGTCGTCTTCGAAAGACATGGCGCGCGCTCGATCAGGCCAGCGTGAACGTGACGTGGCACACCGCCTTCGGGCGGGTGCAGCAGTGGAACGGGTTCGACTGCATTTCCACATCGACGCCCTTGTCGTCGGGGCGGTCGATGCCCTTGGCGTAGACCGGCAGGCCTTCCGTGTTGACCGTCTCGCGGTAGTTCGCCGGGCCGAAGCGGCCGATGAACAGGCCCGGCACGCCCTTCGGCACCACGTAGCCCTTGCCGTCCTCGATCATCGACACGCCGCGGGCCTTGCCGCGGTACTTGTGCCAGGTGATGCCGCCGATGTCGATGCTGTCCGGGATCATGCCGCGCAGCGCAGCCGCTTCGGACTGGCCGAGGAAGGAGTCGCGGATCGTCTTGTGCTCGACCAGCTTGCGGAAGGTCGTGGCATTCACCCAGCCGTCATAGCCGGTGGTCATGACACCGTCGAGCGCGTCGTCGATCA